CCCGCCGGGGGGGGGGGGGGGGGGGGGGGGGGAGGGGTTCGAGGTTAGGCTTCAGTTCTTGAGACCTCGACAAGTGTTGTGGTGTCAAGAACACGGAAGGTGATAGATGCACCTGTCTTCGCTGTCCACGTTGCACCCTCCTCGAGTACGAAGGTTGAACCGTCAGCAATGGTGGCTGCCTTATCGGTACCAGCACCAACGAGTGTGATGTAACGTCCCTTGTCGCTCTTGCTGAGACCACTAACGGTAGCAATGGCAGCTGCTGCTGATGTTCCATTTGGAATCGTGTAAGTGTTGCTGCCTGCTGTGATAGCGACATCTGTAGCATCCGCATTAATAGCAGTAGCAGCAGTAACCGCTGGATTACCTGTGTAAATCAGTGGAAGGTCTACAGAGCTGCGCTTAAAGGTCAGAGTGGTGTAACGACCGTCCTTATCGTCCTTCGTCTCTGTGTTAGAGAGGATGATTGGACGCTCGAGTTCTCCGACGATGTACCACTCCTTCTTCTTAATATGCTTATAAAGAGCAATAAACTTACCACCGCTGTACTCTTCAATGAAGTTATAGAGATTCACACGAGCTCCACCCATAACCATTACAAGCTGATTTTCGCCTGTGGTAGTGATGTCGCCCTTCTCTGTGGTACCAGTGAAGGTTGGGATGTCGTGTGCTTCAAAATAGTGCGGAATCTCATTCGGTTTCAAAGGAACAGGCGCAACCTCACGGTTAGCATTAGGTTGTGGGAACTCCTTTGTTCGGTCGATTTGGTCGAGCGCAATGAGATAAACGATGTAAGAGATAGCACTACCGTGTGTATCTCTGTCGGATACATCGTCGACGTGACCGAGCAATGCCATAGAGGCAAGAGAAACACCTGAACCAGCAGCTGCTCCGAGAGAGTGGTCAAGCAAGGCTGCTATGAGCATAAAGATACCAAAAATAGCAAACGTAGCCATGAACATATTTCGTGACTGACGGTTGCTATAATTAAATCCTTTCATAGGATTATACGCACGATAGCGTTTCTGAATATTGGGCTTTTTCATTTCTATTACTATTAATGATAATTATTGATTTAAGAAAGGAACTGAAGAGGTCAAGCCGTCCCGAGCTTTTAATTCCAAGGGCTCTCCTCCCAGTTCCTTAGTCATTCATCTATCGTCCACCTGGTACGTTAGGTTGCAACTCCTTGTTGATGGTGCGCTTGCCACCGACGCAACGCTCCAACTCACGGAACTTGTCATCAGCACCAAGAATTACCATGATGTAGTCGCCTACAGCTGTAGCTGTGAAGGCAGCCGTGATGCTGTCGAACTTACCAGACTTAGCAATTTCGGGCAACTTAGTTTTGTCACCGCACTCGATACAGTATGCTACACCAGCCTTCGCATTCTCGATGTCGGTGATTGTTGTCTGTGTTGTGGTGCTGTCTGTAATCTGCCAGAAGCCGTTATTACCGTCAACCTTATCGGTGATAGTTGCTGCAAAGAGGTTGATGAAGATCTGCTGCCACTCGTAGTTGTTCTTATCCATCTCATCCTTAGTTGAGAAGCGACGACCAGTGAATGAAGCAGAAGTACCCTCTTTCCATACGCTCCAAGCACGAACCTGCTCCATGTTCTCTTGCATCTTCACAGAGAGCATCTCACCAGGAACAAACTCCAAGAACTGAATGTTACCTGGTTCGTGCAACATCATGAACGGTGTCTGACCGAGGTATGGCAACCAGATGATACGCATTGTAGTGTCTGGTACCACACTCAACGCACCCATAGGTCCAGTGAAGTCTGTATCCTTACCGTAAGTAGAACGTACGTTCTTAATCCACCATGCCTGATGGTTCTTATTCAAGTAAATGAAGTGGTTGTCGAGGTCCATGTCCTCAGTGATTGAAGCACGAACGTCAGCAATGAACTCTTGAACAGAAGCGAGGAAACTTGCCTGTGTATAGGTGCGGTATGTACCATCATCGTGTGGCTTGATGTCGTACTGATGAACATAACGCAGCAAGGTGTAGAGAACACCAGTAGCAGCATTGAGGTAGCTACCTGCAACACCCTTATCAGGCTTCACGTAGATACCACGCATACGGCGTTTGTTCTGCTCAACCTGTGCAGCACGGAGGGTATTGAGCAACTGATACTCAATCATAGACCACTTGATAGGATCAGAGCCTTCCTTGTTGAGATAACCGATGTACTTACGCTCGATTTCTTTCATTGGACCCCATTCCATCTTAATCATAGCGTCGTCAACGTAACCATAGTGGTTCTCAATCTTCATACCGCCCTTGAAGACCTCACCAGACTGGTAAGCCTGTGAAACCTCATCGAAGAAGGCGTTGAATACGAGTCCACGGTCTTGGTAGCCGTAAGCGACAGGGAAGAACTGAGTAAGGTCACGTACCTGTAGAACACGAGCGATGAGTGCATCCTGACGAAGTACAACGAACTGATCGCCAAGACCTGCGTTGTCTACTCCATCGTAGTTCGTAGCGTAAGTTCCCTTTGCAAGTGCAGCTGCATCAAGCATCTTGTTCTGCTGAAGGTACTGATAGCGGTGCTTGAGCGAATTAGCATAATTGCTAACCTCCTTATAGAAGGCAGCACCATCTACCTGTTCGTCAACCTCTGGCAGAGCTGATGCTGCACGTGGGTTAGCTGCAATCTGATTCCAACGATTCTTCATTGAGAAGAAAGGATGTTCAACACCGAAGAGATAATCAGCTGTATTAGCGAAACCATTAACATTTAGAGGAACAGCATTCACTGTTTGCGCAGGAACATCAGGTGCAGGGTTTGAACCCATCGCCTGAATATCAGCACGCATACCCTTAATACCCTCAAGGATACCCTCAAGAGTTGCGTTGCGTTGCTGTGTAGGCTGCTGACCACCATTATCATCAGCTGATGCTGAAGGCTCACCACCATTCAGAACAGACTGAATGGTGTTCAGCATCTTCTGAAACTCATCCGCCTGCTGAGCAGTCTGTTTTGCAGCCTGTTCAGAGGCGAGGTCATCAACGAGTGTTGACTGGTACTTCTTTTGATACTCTGCGACGAGTGAGTTAAACTCGTCTTTAGTCAGGCTTTTGTCTTCGAATTTCTGCTTGAAGCCAAGAAGCTCGATGACACTCATTAGTTTTTCTTTCAAATTCATAAATAACTAAAAATTAAAGTAATACATCTATATATTGTAAATGGCAGTCTTTAGTTGCTTTGCTTCATTATATTCACGCCCCATTGTAGATGCTTCTGCGATAGCTTCCACCATCGTCTTGCTACCATCTGTCAGACCGAGTTCCACGGCTTGAGGTGTATAGAAGGTTTCACCTCGCAAGACAGGAGCATCATCAGGAAGGTCTGCAAGTTTACTACGCTGTGAACGAATCTCTGACAAGAACTGTACATTCATCGGGTCGAGGATATCTTTCACAAATTGCTCATCCTTACCTTGACGAAGGTCATCGAACACCTTATTCTTCAGATCTGAGTTCGTGGCCTTTGCTTCTACCTTCTTAATTCCAAGCTTTGCAAAGTATTCTTCGAAGTCGTAGAAGCTGCACATCGTTCCTATGCAACCTACATAGTCATTCTGTGTCATAGCATAGATACGCTGACCGTGGCATCCGATGTAATATCCTGCTGAGCAACACATCTGTTCATAGAAGGTAAGAATAGGTTTCTCGCAGCTACGTAGTGTTTCGCTCAAGCGATCGAGGTACCACGCTTCACCACCTGGTGAGTTGATGTGGAGAAAGTGACAAGATATTTGCGGATTAGCTTCAGCTGCAAGCAGGTCTGATTGAAGCTGCTTACTTGAGAAGTAGTAATACGAATCAGACATCACAGTACCGAACACACGGTGATAAGCAATACTGTTATCAGGCAGTTGCTCATCACTGAACTCATCTGTAAGTGTAATAGGAGCGGTGTTTTCTTGATTCGTTATCTTCTGAATATTCAAGAGAGCAAGATGTGACTCAAGCTGATACCAACTATGGGTGTTAAGGTAAGCAAGCATTTCATCTTTCGTCATGCCGAACGATGACTTTATCTCAGGTTTATCTGGTGCTTTACCACTGAGCGGAAAAGCTGTTAACATTGCCTGTCGAAATCCATCAATGGTGATAAATAGAGGCTTTCCTGAGACAAGTAGAGACTGTAATTCTTTCATCAAAACTATTTTTGATGCTAAATTACAATATAATAAGGTGTAGGCAAAAGACCTATAGAAGGGGGTCTGTGAGCATTTTACACTTAATTATGAGGTTTGCGGAGTTCAGATTTGAAGAGATCTGAACTCGAGCAGGGATATCTAAAGAACCGATACGATGAGTTTTCCTATTAGATGTCTTAATAGTTACGATTGCCCTTCTCTCTATCGAGAAGATTCTGCGAGTTTCCCCGTCGGGTAAGTCTATAACTATAGTTTTATCGCAGTTCCAGTAATTACCAGCTTCATTGTCAGTAAGTTGTGGTATATATGAAAATGTATCTGCAATGAAATCATACACTTTCTTCTTTCCCTCTCTGTTTGGATTTACAAGGGTTACTTGTACGGTATTTAAAAACTCTAACATATTATATAACTTTTGAGTGACAAAAACGATAGTTATGTATGTATTAAAAGATGTTAATACTATACAACTTTTTGATACTTACGAACCTTCTTAGGTCTTAGGCGGTTTCGGAAGCGGTAGTAATTCTTTAAGAGAGCATCTGAAGATATGGATTTCAATTGATAGCTACGGATGAATTCATAGATGACATCGAGGTTCCTGCGCTGACGTCCGAATTCTTCATTCTCCAACAGTACACGGTGGAGTTCGAAGTTGAACATCCGTCGTATCTGAGCTTCTATCTCCTTAGCAGCAGCTGGAGAAAGATAGTTGTAATAAGCAGGGTCCTTCCAAGGACTGGATATGACGCCAGCTCTGCGAGAAGGTAGGTGGATGCGCAGGTTGCCGTCAGTGATATCAGGTTGATTACTGCGCTGCTTGGACATGTTCTCCCACACACAGAAGTATAGATCTGTAGTGTTAGGAATTTTGACACCACCCGTTGTAGCATCTTTTCTGTATTTTGCGCAGATATATTCTGCGAGATACTGTTCAATTTGAATCGTTACAACTCGTTTGGTGACCCATTTTTTTTGCTCCATATCTTTTTTTGGTTTTTAGCGTCCTACCGTCCTACATTCCTACAAATTTATACTTAATTAACGCAAAGTTACAGATTATCAATGAGATAACAAAATTTTATCACTCAAAAGTTTTATTATTTCACCCCATTTTGTTGTCCTACAATCCTACAAATACACATATTTTGTAGGACGACGAAACCAAAATAGAGAAAAACACGAAAAATCCTATTTCCTACAACGTCCTACAATCCTACAAATAAACAATAAAATCCTATTTCCTATAATAATAATATAACTATTTGATTTATAGGTATATATGTATAATATAGGTTTGAAAAGAAAAACAATTTGTAGGATTGTAGGATTGTAGGACGGTGTTTTTCTAAAAATTTATTTTCAAAAGTCATGTTTTCGAGGTTTCTTCTGAAAATTGGGGGTACGGGGGATTTTTTGCCGGCTTTGGCAGTTTAAAATGTAAGAAAGAATGTTAGTTAAATAGATAGAAAATGAGCCGTGCCTATTCATCCGAACTGGCACGGCTCCAAGGAATAAGAATGAAACCCTCATTAAAAAGGTTCGTCGCTTTCGTCTGACGGCTCAAAAGGCAAGTCTTGCGAAAGCGGTTTTTTCAGTGGTTCTTCAGTTGTATTAGTTACCTTGGTCTCGACAGGCTTGCTGTCTTTGTTAGCGTCTTCAGGAAAGTCTCTTCTGAAGTCTATATTATATGATTCGACAAACTTGTCGTAATCAATAATGATAGCACTTGTGGAGGTGCTCTTTTGCTGTCTGATTTTAGGTTCTTCCGTTAAATGCGTAGATACCTATCATGCAATGCATATAGCCTTAATGTGAAGTATTCCTCATTTCTGAATCCGTA